CCTGCTATTGTATTTGGTGTTGAGGCTAAAAAACCTCTATCAGAAATACCAGAAGGAGAACTACTTCCATCTAGTGTAGATATAAGTGGTGTAGCAGTTAAAACAGATGTTAAAGAGATTGGAAGAATAGAGTTGCTTACATGTAATGGAGGATGTGGTGAAAATGCAGTACCTTCAACAATAGCAAATAGATCATTTGAAAGACCTATAAAAGGAGGCCTATCTATAACCAGTTTAAACAACTCTAACAGTGTAGGTACATTTGGACTTGTTGTTAAAGATGTAGCAACAGGAGCTCTCGTAGGACTTACTAATAATCACGTAACAATACAAGATGCTTTCTACACAAGTCAGAGAAACTTGGCAGGTGTATTACAAAATGAATATAGTCCAGTAGATAACATATATCAGGATGCTGAGTATGCAGGAGTTCCACCAGCTATTAATATTATAGGAAGAAGCTTGAGATATGTTCCCATATATCCAGTAACTTCTGGACTGACCAACAGTGTTGATGCTGCAATGTTCTCACTAGATTCGACAGTAATTGACACTACAGAATCTTGGAAACAAGTGGGACTTGATAGTGTTGTTATAGATTATCTCCCCTTTGCCACAACAGGAGAAATAGATACATTACTTGCTGTAAATCCTCAACTATATAGTTCAGGTAGAACAACTGGTCCAAAAGGTGGTGCTACTTGTCCATTAAAGTTATTTGAATTAGGTAGTACTTTTTCAATTAGTTATAAAATGCAAGGTCCGTGTGAACCAGGGAATACAAGTGGATGTACCACTATTATAATGGAAAATGCAATAGGATTTTTCAAACCACCATTAGAACATCCTGAATCACAAGATCCTACGGAATATGGAGCTTGTTGTAATCCAGTGAGAGGGGGAGATTCAGGATCTGCACTAATTGCTGATATAGGAGGAACTATAAAGGTGATTGGATTAGTTTTTGCTGCAGGTAATGATCCTGGAATAGCTAGTTGTGATGGTGGAATTAACTCATATAAATATGGATATGCTTGTAGAATAGATGAAGTGGCTAGTCAGCTAGGTATTACTAGTTGGGATAAAGATGATCCTATAGTTGTAGTGAAAACTAGCACAATAGACTATAGAACAGAACCTGGAGGAAGTAGTGACAAGACTAAATCTTGTGATGGAAAAACTTTCTGGCAGGTTGGATTAACCAATACATTAGATAACCCTTGTTAAAATATAAATTACCATGTCAAATAATTGCTCAAATTGCTATAACGGATGTACTGAGATCACCTCAGATAAGTGCGTTAAATATACAGGGGTAGATGTCCCTGTTCTAGGAATAAAAAATGGAGACTCTCTATCATATGTAGAACAGGCTCTAATAACTTTTTTAAGTTCTACATTAGATGGAACAGGAATCATTCCTGTAATCCAACCTTCTGATGTATGTTCAAGTGTGGATGAAAACTTACCAAACTGCGATCCTATATCATTAAATAACTGGCTCACAGCTCTTCTAAAATCGTTGTGTGCTCTAGAAGATACAGTGGCTAATATTCCTTCAGGTAATCCAACTGTAGCTTATGATGTAGATTGTCTTTCAGTGAGTGATGCTACAAGTACAGTAGATGTATTACAAGCTATAATATATAAAGTGTGTAATGTAGCTGAGCAACTTACAAGCTTTGTAACATATGTAGATACTACGTACGTAAAGATTTCAGATATTAATACGTACATTCAGAACTATCTAGATACAGCACCAAGTGCGCAACTAGTAGCAAACAGAATGGTTCCATTCTCAATTGTTGCTGCTGCAGGTGGTTCTGCATTTTTAGCTAATTTTAATGCTTCTGGAGCAGGTATTGGTAACTGGGACCGCATCTACTTGTGTAATGGTCAAAATGGAACTCCTGATTTAAGAGGTAGAGTGTTAGTTGGTGTTACTAATGGAATGGGTAGCACTGCACTTGACCCTGCTGTAGATCCTGGTATATCAGGAAACCCAAGCTATGGATTAGGAAGTACACATGGTAACAATAATGTAGTGTTAAGTACAGGTCAACTTCCTGCACATAGTCACGCTAATACTGCAGTCTCTACAATTACTCCAGAAAATCACTCACACTTGTCCGTTGGTGCTGAAAGTGGAGGAACTAATTTAAATGCAAATGATCCAATAGAACCTAGTTATTCTACTGGTGGAAACTTTGGATATGGTTTAAGAAGTTCTACAAATGGAGAAGGGGTCACTGGTAAGACTAATGATGTTACCTTATCTGTAGACACAACAATTACAAATGTTGAAACTGGAGGTGGACAGGGACATCTTAACTACCAACCTGGACGTGGAGTATATTATATAACTTACATACCTTAAAACATAAAATAAAATGGCATACCTACCTGTAAATCCTTGCTGCACTGGTGTAGTTTTAAATAGTCCTTGTGGATGTAGTAGCACTTGTAATTGCAACTCTACTACAAACTCTTGTGGCACCAGTGGTGCACTTTCGAGCACAATTGTATACAATGGTCCTACACTTCCTGGTTCAGGAGTAGAGGCTTGTGATACACTCAATGTTGCGTTATCAAAAATAGATGAGGTTCTTGTACAACTTAAGAATCAAGTAGCAAATAACACTGCTGCTATTTCTTCTATTACAGAACAAATTATTGACATAAACGCACAGATAGTAACAATTAATAACAACTGCTGCCCATCATAATCATGACAGTATTACTAACACTAACTACAGCAGGAACTGATGCTACGGTGTTTGATTTATATTCAAACCTCGATAGTTTTACCACTGCTTTTGAAACAGGCGTAAGTAGAGCATCTCTAATTGCTGGATATTCTAGTGCACTGGTTCCAGATTTTACAACCATTGTAAGAATACAAGCTACAGAAAAGTGTGTAAACTTCATAGACATAGTGTTAGAAAACACAACCACAACAACAACCACAACAACACCACCGTAAGATATGTTGATACAAATAAACATAACAATCCCTCCTGGAGGTTCTGCTGGACCATTTGATTTATATTCAGATGCAAATGGGTACACTGCTCCTTTTCAAACGCAAGTTCCTGCTGCAAGTTTAACTGCTGGATATATTGTTGAACTTCCTGTGGGAGCAACTATTATACGAGTGTGTTCTGTTGGTACATGTGAAAATTGTATTGACATACCAACTAATTGCCCAACAACAACCACTACATCTACTAGTACAACTACTAGCACATCTAGTACCACTACAACAACAACCACTGAGGCTCCTCCATATGAGTTTACATGGGAACTTATTACAGGAACCCCTTTAAATATAGGAAATGTAAAACTTCAAATATTTGTAGACACTATAGAGGTGGTCACTTCGATAATTAGTGTTGGCAATACATATCAATCAGGAACATTATTCCTAACCGCTGGTCAAGTTGTAACAGCAACAATGGGTAATGTTAAAACTGGTACATATAACTTTGGTAACAAGATACTTAAGGATGGACTTTTATATCAACCACAAGACAACTGTACGCCTTGTGTAAATGAGTTAATTACACCACTGTTCTCTCCATATACAATGGGAAGTGCTGATACTATATGGATATTCCAAGGTGATGTGAATTCTCCTACAACAACCACTACTAGTACAAGTAGTACAACAACAACAACCACTAGTACAAGTAGTACAACAACCACCACCACCACATTGGCACCACTTGATTGTGCGTTGAATGGGGGATCAGCTGTAATTGAACCCGTGCCATCTAATATATCAGCGGATGGTCAAGAAGGTGTGGATTGCAATATAGATACACCAAACATTGTATACATTGATCAACAAAATCTTACTACACTAACTGCAGGAGATATTGTATATACTAATGTGGGGCAGACAAATGTATTTTTAGGTGGAAGTTTGTGGTGGAAAATTGCTCCAACTGGTACAAGTGATACATTTAGTGCAAGAATTACTGATGCAGGTGTTGTTCTAGCAACTATAACAATCTGTACTCCCTAAAACAATAAACTATGGCAGCAACAATGACAATAAGACTAACCTCAGCAGGTGTTGATACAGGTAATGTCAATATTTACACAAATGCAGATGGATATACTGCAGTACTAGAATCTACAACAACAGCAGTGCTCACTGGTCCATTTGGGCTTACAAATGTGGCTTTACCTTCTGGTGCAACCATTGTGAGGATACAAAATGTAGGTGTATGTACTAACTATGAAGATATAACAATTACCTTCTAATCATGACAGGAGCAGTACAAATACATACAATAGGCACAGCCCTTCAGACGTTCTATCTTTATTCAGATATCAACGGATTCACTGCACCTTTTGCATCAGGTGTAACAAGAGATGAACTACTAATAGGATATGCAACAGATCAAATACCAAACTCAACAGCAGTCATTAGAGTGATGTCAGTTGATGTTCCTGGTAAATATTTAGATATTAGCACATCACCTGTAGCGTAATGCATAAAAAGTCTTGTTTTGTTGGTTTTACAAGGCTTCTCCTAGGGTTATTAGTAGCCCTAGGAGTTTTTATTTATAACTAAACTCATTATAAATAATAACCTTCCTTAGTAAATTTATTTGTGATATACAAAATAAATTCCCTACCTTTACAATATTTTTTAACTAAATACAACTGTACATGTCATACAATGAATCATTGCTTACCCAGTTGGAGGGACTACTACACTGGAAAAAGAGCAAAAAGTTCTACGCTGAAAAACTGAACATAACTGAAGATGAAGTTGATGAATTAATTAAAGAGCTAAAGAAGAGAGACAAAGATGATGGAGATGAGTTCTTAAAAAATGTATCAAGTGATTTTGAAATTGTTAAGAAAGTAAGCAATGAGAAAGGAACAATCGAAAGTACAATAACATTAGATTACGAACCTAAAGATGATATAGAGCTAGCACAGCTCCACAAAATAGACCTAGAGAGGTATGTGATTACCAACTACTGGTCAAAGGTGCTTCCAAGTGGAAAGTTTACATCATCAGTGTTTTCAAAGAGAAAAACACCAACAGACTACACAGCTGAAGACTTTAGTAAGTTCTTAGAGAACTACAAATCAAACTACATTCCAATCCCCTCACCAGATAGAAATAACAATAGAAACATCATAGATGTTGAGTTATCTCTATCTGATTATCATTTAGCAAAGCGCTATGTTGATGGAGATAATGATCCTGCAGTGAGAGCAAGACGTTTCTTTAATGTGGCTCAAAACTTGATAGAAAAAGTTAGAGCTATCTACGATATAAACAAAGTGGTATTTCCAATATCAAATGACTTCTTTCACACAGATAATTATCAAAACTCAACTACAAATGGTACACCACAAGATATTATATTAGACTATGCTTCTGAATATGAGCTTGGTTTTGCAATTCTTGTAGATACAATAAAGATGTTGAAGACTAATTCTAACCATGTAGAGGTTATATTAGTACAGGGTAATCATGATAGAACTAAGTCTTTCTATCTAGCTCATGCTCTAGACATCTTCTTTACTAATGAGAATAGTGTATCATTTACAAGAGAACATAGTGTTGTAAAGGGTACAATGGTTGGTGAAACGTTTATAGGTTACCATCACGGAAACTGTAAAATAGATGAGTTACCACTTTTATTTGCCACACATCCTACATACTCACAGATGTTTGGTAGAGCTAGATACAGAGAGGTGCACACAGGTGATAAACATCACTACATGGCTAAAGAGATAAAAGGGGTTAGAATACAACAAATGCCTAGCTTGTCTGGAACAGATAGGTGGCATAAGGATAATAACTTTGTACACAGTGTACGAGCTGCCCTAGCTTTAGTTTATGACTTTAAGCTTGGAAAGGTGGCTGAATTTGAAGAAAGAATATAATTATGGCAACATTAAGAAAATTGGTTTCAGATGTGCGTTCTACGCACAAAATCTTATCTACTGATGCACTCATCACTGATAGAGCTATTGCATCTGAGGTGAAGAACAATGCCCTAATGTTAATCAAAAGAGAAACCAATTTAAGAAAACTATGGGCTAGCGATACGCTATTCACCACCATTCCTTGTTTAGAGATGGTGGAAGTGCCTATTTCTGAATGTTGTGATTATGCTGATCCCTGTAGTGTAGCAAGAACTAAATACAAACTTCCTAGAGTGTCTGAAGGAAACTATCAGTATGTAATTCAAGGAGTGTATTCTATAAATGCTATGGGTGGTAAAGGCACCAAACTAAAAGAAATAACAGTAAATCGATATTTAAATCTATTAAAGTTACCCATCATCAAGAAAGAAAGCTACTTCTGGATATCAAATGGATATCTATATGTAAGCAATCCTCTCTTAAAAGGAATCAGACTAGTTGCTTTCTTTGAAGAAGATGTTCCAAACGAACTCATGTATCCAGAGGATTGTGATTGTGGAATATCATACAGCTTAGATGATTTGTGTAAAAACCCATTAGATAAGGAATATGCACTTCCTGGTTATTTAGAGCAGCAAGTTCTTGCTATGACTTCTACAAAACTTCTATCTACATACTTCCAAGTGAAGTCAGATATGAGTAATGAAGGAATAGATGGACAAGCATCCAATGCTCAACCTACGAACTAAATAAGTAATTAATGGCTAGAGTTCCTGTTGATTGGAGAAGCGCAAGCAAGGATAATTATCATGACTTCTGCAAAAAACATCCACTTATAAAACTAACGTTTGATGAGTGGAGAAATATATTGTATGAGTTCAATGAATACTTCAAGCACTACATCCTAGAAACAGGAGAGAAAGAAAAACTTCCTTGTGGCTTTGGAGAATTCTCTATCAATAAAAAGAAGAGAAGAAAAATGAAGGGAGTTGATGGAAAGGAGTTTGTAAACTTACCTATTGATTGGCAAAAGACTAAACAAAAGGGTAAGGTGATATACAACTTCAACTATCACACAGAAGGATATTTCTTTGGCTGGTATTGGTTCAAGAACACTGCTAGATTCAGAAACTCTGATATGTGGTATTTTAAACCCTCTAGAACCACATCAAGACTACTATCACATTACTTAAAAACCGACAATAAATATCAGTACACCTACCATGAATGGAAAAAATAAGCTATGGCATACTACTATAAATATAATTTCATTTCCCCAGAACCCATTTACGCCACTGTAAAGGAGGAGCTAAAAAGCTATTTTGATACAGGAGCTGTCGATGATTTGTTGTTCCCTACCTACTTAGACAAATGTCTTAAGAAGCTAGGAAGAGCTACTTATGTAATCAGTGAGCAAGTTTTGTTCATAGAGGACTTTGAAGCAAGACTTCCTGATAATTTCTATGCAGTGAGAGAAGCATGGATGTGTGCAGAACTCCCAGGCAACCCCTATCCTTCAGCTACATCATTTTACTCTCAAGCAGCAAATGCTACAACTATTCAGATATCTCCACTCACTATAGGAGGAACACCTTGTAATAATCCAAGTTGTCAAAACTCTCGTTGTGATGGAACATGTATGCCTGAGTTGGTACAAGCTGTGTATAAAACAAACAATGCGATAGCAAGATCATACAGATATGAGTATCTACTAAGACCAGGTAATATATCTGCAAGACAGAACTGTGATGTATCATATAGAAATGACTGGAACAACTATGCACCTCCTGTACGTGAATTCACACCAGGTTCTGCAAGCTATGACTCATTTGATATTAGAGATAATAAGTTTGTAACCAACTTCAGAAATGGTGTTGTGCATCTAATATTCTATGCTACAGAATATGATGATATAGGTAATCAACTAGTTCCAGATAACTATCGTGTATCAGAATTTGTTGAGGCGTATATAAAATACAAAGTGTTTGAAACTCTTACAAACCAAACTAATGATGAGACATTCAACCAACTTCAGCAGAAACTAGCATACTACAAACAGCTTCATGATGAGGCCTTTATAATGGCTAGCATTGAGATTAAGAAACAAACTCCATGGGAAAAACAACGTAGAGTTAAGAAAGATCTCAATAGATTTAATATGTATGAGCTTCCCAACCGTACAAATAGATACGGTAGAAGACGTAACAATTAAGAAGAATGGCTACACAGGAAAACAAAAAAAGCACTGAGCAGAGTAACATACGCTTAGAAATGGGTGTTGCTAGAACAGGACTAAACTTGGACAGCTCTATTGATCAAGTAGGTCCTGGAAGACTCACTTATGCTTTAAATGCAGCAGTGGAGAACTTTGATGCAAGCACTATCAATTACCAGAATGAACCTGGTAATGAGTTATGCTTAGATTTTCCCACTGGCTACAAGTTGATTGGTAGCCACTTTATTCCAGAAAAGAAGAAGAACATATTCTTCTTAGCTAACCCAAATACAGGAGATAGTGAGATTGGGTATATGTACAACAATGATTGTCAATACCAAACACTTGTAAATGCTCCCTGCCTTAACTTCAATATAAATAACCCCATCCCTAAAGTTATACATAGAATCACAAACTGTACAACAGAAATCTACTGGACAGATGGAGTTAACCCCAGAAGATATTTAGACATAGAAAACATTCCATATAAACTTATAGCAGGAACTCCTAGCTGTAGTCCTGTATATGGTGATGAATTAGATTGTAACCAACTTAAGTTACAACCTGACTTCTCAATACCTTTTTTAGAGATTTCTGAAGTTGTAAATGTAGGCGCTTTAGTTGCGGGTACCTATCAGTTTGCAGTGCAATATGCAGATGCTTCAGGTAATGAGCTTACCTCCTACTACTCAATAACTAACCCACTTCCAATTGCTGATGAGATTATTACAACAGTAAATTTTAATTATAACGTTGGGAAGTCTATTGTTGTGGGTGTGTCCAATCTTGATTTAACAGGACAGTTTCAATACTTCAACTTAGCTGTAATAAAAACAATCAATAATGTACGCTCTGCTGAACTTGTAGGTACGTACAATATTGAGGAGCCTACAAAAGAAATAACCTACACAGGAGCAGATCAAACAGCTATCCAACTATCTATTTATGATATTCTTGAGAAGTTCCCATATTATGATATAGCTCAAGATGTTACAGCTGTACAGGATGTTATTGTATGGGATAACCTAACATCTATTGATAGAATCAACTATCAGCCTATAGCAAGTCAAATAACACTTAACTGGGAAACACATAGAATACCAGCAACAGAAAACTATGCAAATGAATTAAACGCTGTAGATCTTCGTGGATACATGCGTGATGAAGTGTATGCATTTGAAATCGTATTCTTATTAAAGAATGGTAAGCAGACAGATGGCTTTCATATCCCAGGAAGAGAGCGAGGAGCTAATGAATCTTTCCCAGATATTCCTGACACAAATGATGATTTTATTGGAGAACCTGATTACTATATTGGTGATGTAGGTTATAAGTCTTATTGGAAGGTGTATAACACAGGATCTGTAATAGCACCTTCTCCTGGCCAATCTAACAATACAAACTACAAAGGACCATGGGAATATGGTGAATTTGCATACTGGGAATCAACAGAAGAATATCCATGTAACGATGATGTATGGGGAGACTTAGCTGGACAGCCTATTAGACATCATAAATTTCCAGATGTTCTAGTAAGTCCTATCATTCAGAATGGTGACATTA